AGTGACGGTGGGCAGCAATGGCGCTGTCACGGTTCTGGGTGATGTAGGCGGGCCGGTTGATACGCCCGTGACTCTTGATTACAGCTTTGACCGCCTAGCCATTGCATCGGGTGGGCGTCTGTACTACTGGAATGGCACACTCACGCAAGTAGTGACCGACCCAGACCTAGGCACGGTAATCGACTTTGCTTGGATTGATGGCTACTTCATGACGACTGACGGGGAATTCCTCATCGTCACAGAGCTAAACGACCCGTTCAACGTCAACCCGCTGAAGTATGGAAGCTCTGAAGTCGATCCAGATCCGATCGTTGCTGTGCTGAAATTAAGAAATGAAATTCATGCCCTGAACAGGCACACCATCGAGGTGTTTGACAATGTGGGCGGCGATCTATTTCCCTTCCAAAGAATTGATGGGGCTCAAATACAAAAGGGGTGCGTCGGGACTCATGCCTGCTGTGTCTACATGGATCGAATTGCATTCTTAGGCAGCGGCAGGAATGAAGCGCCAAGTATTTATGTTGGCGCATCAGCTAGCACTCAAAAGATTAGCACTCAGGAAATTGATGGGCTGTTGTTGACATATACAGAATCGCAACTATCCCTAGTTAAGCTTGAGTCTAGAAACGATAAGAGCAATCAATACCTTTATATCCATTTGCCAGATAGAACAATTGTTTATGATGCCGCCGCCTCAGAGGCGATTGGTGAACAAGTTTGGTTTACGCTTAGTTCTTCATTAGTTGGCTTCTCCCAGTACCGGGCAAGGAACTTTGTCTGGGCTTACAATAAGTGGCTTGTTGGTGACCCACAATCAGATAATGTTGGGTATCTTTCTCAATCTGTTGGGCATCATTGGGGCCAGCAGGTTAGATGGGAGTTTGGCACCATTATTGTTTACAACGAGGGCAAAGGGGCCATATTTAATCAACTTGAGTTGGTTAGCCTGACTGGTAGCATTGAATTAGGGCTGAACCCACAGATCAGCACCAGTTATTCCTATGACGGTCAATCTTGGAGTCAAGACAGGTCTATATCTGTAGGGACATTAGGTAACACAAAGAAACGGTTATCTTGGTTCCAGCAGGGCCACATGAGGAATTGGCGCATTCAAAGATTCCGAGGCGACAGCGACGCGCATATTTCCTTTGCCCGTCTTGAGGCTCAAATCGAACCATTGGCATTCTGATGGCAACAGCACCAACATCACGTCGGCTTAACCTAACCCGGGATCAGCTCTCGGCGTTCTTGACCGACCAGCAGCAGATAAGACAGTTTGAACTACTGTTTCAGACTGTTGATACATTGTTGCCGGTCGCCGGGACGGACATTGAGTATCAAGCAGACACGGCCTCGGCCACCGCAAATCAGGCGCTGTCTCAAATCACTGCACTGGCTCAAGAGTCATCTATCAGCAGCGCATCGGCCGAGAATAAAGCGAACCAGGCGCTTGAGCTACTGGCCAAACTTACCGCAGCCGTTGAAGGCTTGCAGATGGTCCCGCCTCAGCGAGAGTTCAAGCGCAGCCGGTATGGCTCGTTCTATGACACCACAACCCAAACCGCCACTGTAATCAACACCGCCACGGCGATCACATTTAATGCCACCGACTTAAGTAATGGTGTTTATCTTGGCTCCCCAGCGTCAAGGATTTACGTCGATACCGAAGGCATCTATAACTTTGATACGTCTTTTCAGATTGATAAGACAGCAGGCGGAACGGCTGTCTTTGATTTCTGGTTTAGGCTTAATGGTGTTGATGTAACAAATAGCGCAAGTAGGATCACGATCCAAGGCAACAATGCAGAGATTTTTTCATCGCTTAATTACTTTTTTAAGCTGAAGTTTGGGGATTACGTGGAGTTGATGTTCTCCGTTACAGACCTCAGCGTAGAGCTAAAAACATTCCCTGCGGCCGCTCCGCATCCTGGAATTCCATCTATCATTCTCACAGTAAACAACACCATTGAGGGCGTGCCATGACAGTCTTAGTAAAAGTACTAATCCCAGCAAAACAAGCTGAAAACAGCCAAACCACGCAATATACAGCAATAAACTGTAAGGCTATTATTGACAAATTTACCGTTACCAACACCAGCGCGGCAAACGTTACCATCAGCGTCAACTTGGTGACCATTGGCGGTAGTGCTGGTGCGATTAATCTGATTGTAGACACCAGAAGTATCGTGCCAGATGAGACCTACACCTGTCCCGAATTGGTTGGCCATGCCCTAGAGTCTGGCGGATTCATCAGCACAATTGCCAGCGCGGCCACATCGCTCACCATTCGCGCATCAGGCAGAGAAATTACGTCCTAAGGAATGCCATGAAAGATTTTATGATGATGCCCAAGGGCTTTATGGGCCTGCCGATGGAAGAAGAATTCATCACGGCGGCGGAAAATAAGAAGAACACCCAAACCGTAATTGATGACTGGATGCTTGGTCCAGAAAAGCCTAGCAATGAGCCAACAGCCAATAAGGTATATTGGGTTGCTTTGGGAAAGGCTATGCAAGTTGATGAGAAAGAAGCCAGGCGTCATCGTTGCTCTAACTGTGAGTATTACGATAACAGCACAATGACGAAGGCAAAAATGGAACGCATCCCCCGCAATGAGTGGGATATTGCCGCCGGGTTCAGGGGCTACTGCAACAAGTTTGAATTTATCTGCCACGATCTACGCGCCTGCCAAGCCTGGGAAGAGCGCGAATGTGATATGGGAGATTGACGGGCTGTTAAAATATGAGAAAATCAATCCGCTGAGAAAAATGCTACCAGCGGCATCCAATGACTATTGAGGTGTTTTATGGGTTTACTTAGCACACTAGGCGGAATTGCAGGCAACTTTTTATTGCCAGGCGTTGGTGGTGTCATTGGCGCAGGTCTTGGCGGTGCAATCGAGGGGCGCAAAGCTGTAGGTGCAGCATCACAAGCCCAACAGCAAGCAGCGCAAGGCGGCATTGAAGAACAGCGCCGACAGTTTGACGCCATTCAAAAGCTCTTGCAGCCCTACTCCGAAGCCGGAGCAAGCGCACTTGCACAGCAGCAGGCCTTGCTTGGCATGGGCACGCCAGAGGCCCAACAGCAAGCCATTACAGCCTTACAAAACAGTCCACAGTTTCAGGCCTTACAGCAACAGGGTGAAAACGCCATCCTTCAAAACGCATCGGCAACTGGCGGCCTTCGTGGTGGGAATGTTCAGGCGGCCCTCGGCCAATTCCGGCCCCAATTGCTGAATCAGCTTATCGATCAACAGTATAGCCGCCTCGGCGGTTTGACTGTCCTCGGCCAGAATGCCGCGGCTGGTGTTGGTAGTGCTGGCATGTCAACTGGTGCGAATATCACAAACCTCTTAGGTAGGCAGGGCCAAGCCGAATCTGGCGGAATTTTGGGCCAACAAAGCGCACTTACAGGAGGCATTAACAAAGCCTTTGGAGCAATTCAAGGCGCGGGCGGTTTTGGCAAGTTGTTTGGCGGTTTATCCAGCCCATTCAGTAATACCGCAACCGCAGGTCAGCCCAGCATGTCACAAGCCGATTACGCAGCCATCAACGGCTTTTAAGGAAAAGACATGGAACCCATCAATTACCTTGCACAAGTCGCAGATCCATTTGAACAGGCTTTGCAGGGCGTCAAGATCGGCGCTGGCTTGGCAGATCTCGAAACACAGCGTGCACTAATAGCACGTCAGCAACAGCAGCAGCAATTTGCCGCGCAAGAGCAAGCACGATTCTTCACAAATCCAAACCCGACTATGCGTGACGCCGCACGCTATGCGTCATTGCTCACCCCAGAGCAGTCCAAAGCGTTTTTACCATTTATGGAAGGTATCAGCAAAGAGCAGCAACAAGGTGTCCTGAAGTCCAGCGGGCAGATACTATCTGCCTTGCAAGCCAATCCACAGACTGGCATCAAATTGCTGCAAGAACGGGCCGTTGCAGCACGCAACAGTGGAGACCCAGAAGACGCAACATTGTTTGAGCAAATGGCCGAAGCCGCAGCAGACCCACAGCGCGGCCCTGGGGTTGTTTTTAAGTCTTTAGCAGCCCGTACCGCAGGCATTCCAGGCGCAAAAGAGTTTTTTGAAAACATCGACAAGGCTTCAAGCACAGCACGCGCAGAAGCTCAAGCACCATCTGCACTGACCAAGGCCATGGCAGAGGCAGATAAGGCCGTGGCAGATGCAACTACAGCGCAAGCCACAGCCACTAATGCGCCAGAAAGAGCAGCAGCCGAAGCAGCATTGACCAAAGCACAGGCAAACAAAGCCAAGGTCGAGGCGCAGTTTGCCGGACCAATCGCCCAAGCAAGTTTAGCCCTAAATGCAGCTCAGATTAGAAATATAAACAACGAAATTGCCAACAGGTCTGCCAGATTGAATCTTGATGCTCAAACAATGCAAGCCACGGTTGCCGAAAAACTGTCCAGCATCCAAAAGAATGTGAACGAACTTCCCACAGACGCAAGAAAACTGATTAATGAGTCCGCAGTAGCGGCAGCAGCATCAAAGCAATCGGCAGACCAATACAATGACCTTGCAAATC